AGAGCATTGCTATTGCGAAATAGATACTAGTGTATTTGATATGGACTTTAGTAGCCCTGACTTTATAGAACGTAGTAATGAGATATGGCCTAGTAAAGGTATCGGATTTGCACACGCAGACCCTATTGGGCATCCTCTAAAAGAAGTCACTAAAACATTTACTAAAGAGGATGTATTCCCGCATATGATATTACAGCAAAAGTTACGATTAAAGTATATAAGAACATTACAACAACATAACGTATCCTTTGTAGCAAAAGTTTTTCCAGGGTATAAAGAGTTCTTTGAAGGATTTGCTAAACCACATTATTCAGATATAGAGGATTTAAGGTACCTTGATACTCCAAAAGTTTACAATAACGATTGTATTATAATATCAGATGACCCTGTTAGGTCAATGCTGTCGCAGGCTATCATCCAAAAATACAAGTACAAAGGAACCGTACACAACTATAGGAACGGCATGTCACCAGTAGAAGTAGAACCAGGTATAGTTCTAAACAAAGACTTTGTAGAGGCTCGTTGCAAAGCATTTGGAAACATATACAGCATAGTAAGACACAGGAATTCGAGACCCAGGGGCCGGTCAGGACATAACATAATAACTAAAGACACTTTGTTTAAAACACAAAGTATTAAACTTAATAATGAAGTATACGACTTAAAAGAATACTTTAATACTGTAACATCTAGAAGTTACGAAATGCCTTATACTACAGATCTAGTTAACTACTTTACTAATAGCGAAGAAGCAATACAACAACTTAAGACTTACATACTAGAAAACTATCCAGATGTAGCAGAAGAGTATTTAATACTTTAGACCACTAAACGGATTAACGTCTTGATTTTAGTGGACAGCGAAACCTCGTCGGCAAGAGCTATAGGCATACTCTAAGTATGACATAGCAGTAGAACACACAAAAGACTCGCTCAAACGAAAAAGACACAGATACAGGTTGACAAACACTCCGGATCAGTGTACACTAACTATACTAGTACGGTATAGGGGCCGTGGTTTTAGCAAGTATTAAATAAAAGTGCGTAGTTAACTAATAAAAAAATTTAAGCTACCGCTTATAAAAATACTGTAAAGCGAGGCGGGCCTCGCTTGACGGGGTTTGGTAAGTACATATGCACCGGCCAATCAAAGGAATGAAATGCAATATAACGAACAACAATCACAATCTAACAGAAAAGTAATTAAAATTAAAAAAGCCAGCAATGCATTTATTATGTTTTGGCATCTAACGGACTTCTGTAACTATAACTGTACTTACTGCCCTCCATGGCTAAAAGCCGGAGATTATCATATGGGCCGTAAACCTGGACATCCTACTAATGAAGAAATTGATATCTTCTTACATAGATTGCAATATGATATATTAAAAGACAATCGACGATCACATATTATGCTATCTGGAGGAGAACCAACAGTACATAAAAGGTTTGGAGAAATAGTTCATAGGCTATCAGTTGATATGGGTAGTGATGTATGTATTACTACTAATCTAAGTCGACCATTAAAGTTTTGGGAAGGGCTAGAAACATTACCTGCTGGAATGAATATATCATTACATCATGAAACAACAAACATGGATCAGATTAATGAAAAAATGGAATTCCTTGTTCCTGCTGGAGTACAGACTCAATTTAACTTAGTTTGCGATCCAGGTAACTGGGAAAAAGGAACTATGGAAATGTTTAATGGTTTAGATCCTAAGTTTCAGAAGTACATACATGCTTGGCCTTTACACGATAATAGTCATAAAAGAAATAGACACATCTACGAATATAGTGCAGAGCAGAGTAGATGGATGAAAGAACGTAACATAATTTATAGAGCAACTCGTAAAAGAGAAAAGTCTAAATTTAAACAAGAAAACTCTTTTGTATATTTTAGTGACGGAAGTACTTCTACTATTAAGCAAGTTAGCGAAACAACATTTAAACAAGGTGGACAAAACTGGTTTAATGGATGGAAGTGCAGAGCTGGGCAACAAGCAATTGATGTTAATTTTAGTGGCGAGGTATGGTCTAGTGTATGTAAGTTTGTCAAGCTCGGTCGTATAGATGATTTTAAGTTATTAGAAGATGCAGTAGTATGTAATAGAGACATTTGTATTCATCCTATGGATTTAGGATTAGATAAAATTGCACCAGGGGAAGCGGAGTTTGATACCTGGGGAAAGTTGCCAGTAGGTTAAATACAGTATGATCAATAATAACACTAAAATTTATCTAGACATGGATGGCGTACTTGCAGACTTCTTTGGAGCATGGTCTGAAAAGGCAGGCGTTAAAAATTGGAAAGATATTCCGCCTGATCAAGTTAATACTACATTAGATGACATGATAGGAACTGATTTCTTTAACACACTTCCTAAGTTTCCTACTGCTAATACACTAGTTGATTTAGCAAAATCATATACCGGAGAGTATCATATTAATAGCTCACCATTGCGTAACGATCATGAGAATAGCGGACAATGGAAGAAAGTTTGGATTAAAAGAGAATTAAGCACACAACCTAAAACCATTATACTTACAAATACAAAAGAGAAGTATGCAGTAAATCCAGATGGTAGTGCTAATATATTAATTGACGATAGAGGTGCTAACATACAAGCATGGGCTCACGCAGGCGGCATTGGCCTCAAGTATCAAGCAGATGAAAATACCATTGCTGAACTTAGAGCAAAATTAGATAAAGTTTTTAATATTACTCCAGGGCAAGATCCTAAACTAACAGAAGGCAAAATTAAAAAGCATCCTGAAGAAGATGGTGCATACTTACTAGACTACAATGGTAAGGAATACAAAGTTTCAAAATTTCTCAATAATAATTTAAGACATGCCGGCGAGTGGAGTATTTTTCAATTAGACAATAACGAATGGGAATGGGTAGATACTGTAACCGGTAGAAACTATGCTATTGAAAGAATACGACAGATAAATGAAGATGCAGTAGCATTAAGAGTTATAGATCCAAAACTACCTAACTGGAAAGAACCAAAAAAGCCTACCAAGCATCAAAGACGCAAAGCATTAACAAAGCAATACAATAAAACTGTAAAAGAGGACCCAGAGCTTAATGACGTTGAAGTCAGCTTACACGGAGATGCTAAAAAAGGTTATGTATTAAGTAAAATTGCTGTACCAAAAGAATTGCGTAATACAGGTATTGGCTCTAAGGTAATGAACGACTTAACAGACAAAGCAGATGCAGAAGGTGCTATTATCGCACTAACACCAGATAACACTTACGGTGGATCTAAAACAAGACTTACACAATTTTATAAACGTTTTGGGTTTGTTCCTAACAAAGGAAGAAATAAAGACTTTCGTTATAGAGAAACTATGATACGTTATCCTGTTACAGAAGATATAGATTACACTCGACCAGATTTTGATAGCGAATGGGAAGAAGCTATGCGTTATCCTCAATTTGAAAAAATGGGTAAAGAGGCATGGATTGATCTTGCTAGTAGCGGAAGAATAATTAATATTAATGATGCATTATCTAATTTAATGTACAATACAGATGCAGGCGAAAAGTTTAGAAATACATGGCACGAATTAGATGCAGACAAGAAGAAAAGATTTGTACAAGCTCTAGATAAAGAAAGAGTTGAATTACCTATTATTGCCCGTTGGCCAGATGGTGGTTTAGAATTAATAGGTGGTAATACTCGTTTAACAGGATTAATGTTAAACAAAGGCGAAGCAAAGGCTTGGATATTTAACGCATAAATAAACTTAGCAGTTAAAGGAGTTGTCAATGGGTATACCTAAAATTGAGTCTTATCAGATTCAAGATCTATCACTATTAGACGAAATAAATGAATATGTAGATAACACAGATTGGTATGCAATGACAGAACGGAATGATGCATATGAACAAGCATTAGCCGAAGGAATACTAACTGAAACAAAACATGGCCAATTAAAAAAAATATATAGTCCCAACATAAACAAACAACTAGTTATAAAAGCAAGAATTGATGAGCAAGGTTTGTGGCCACACCACCATCTCCTGCCTGAAGAAGACAACGGTGTTCTTGTATTGCGTAGTATTGTTAGACAAGCATACGGCTGGGACGAAACTAGTGTTAAAAGAAGAGCACTTCCAGTCTGGAATCTATTTGACTATATGAATAAAACATTCTTTAACAATGAACTTACATTAGATGGGCATGCCGAAGAAGTATCCGGTGCTAGGCACATATGGTATGATCAAAGTGAAAAAGATATTCCTGGTTGGGGAGAAGATGTTGGGCCAAATGGAAAATTTGATGAACGAGATCCAACTCCTGTTTTTGTAGCATATGCTAATGGCAAGTCTAGTTCAACTAGACGTATCGCTGGTGCCAATGCTAGAGGTCTAAGTAATGGTGTACATAGAGATTGGGATCAAAATTGGAGTGAAGATGAAATTGAGGATAATGGATATTATTCTTTGTTAGTTCATATTAATAAAGAATGGGCATACTCTGAAGCAGGCGAGCTACTATTTTACGAAACTGTAAGCCCTGATAATGCTTTATCTGTACATGAGAGAAGAGGATACGGAGTTGGCAGACCGACTCATATGTTTGGGCATGTTCCTGGATCTGTAATTTTATACCCTGCAACAGCATTACATGCTACACATGGCATTCAAGCTAAAGCCGCAACATCCAAGTCGTTTTCTAAAAAGATAGTTTATAGGGTTCAACGCAGGTCTACACTTGCTAAATAAGTATAGAATTAAGATAGGAGAATAATTCAATGGGATTTTTTAAAGCAATTAAGTCTTTTTTCAGTGGACCAGAAGAAACCAAAGAAGATAAGAAACTTGCTAAGGCTTATAGAAAAGTAGTAGAGGTAAAACCATCTGCTATTACTGAGCCAATTGTTTTGGTTACTAATGAACTAGTAAAAGCCAAGACTTCAACTGAACTAAAAAAGATGACAAAGAAAGCACTTGACACATATGCCAGAGAAGAGCATAATATTGAACTTGACGGTCGTTTGACTAAAGATAAGATGATTGTTTCTTTTAATAAAGAAATTAAAAAGAAAAAGAAGAAATAGACTATGTTACTCAGGGATCTATTAGTACCAACAGCAGATGTTGAAACTATTTTAATAAGACGTATACCTATCAACGAAGGTGGACATGCGTTCAAGGACCCTACAACTAAAGAACTTCTTACTAAACAGAATGCTACGACAGCAGAAGTAGATGCCACCCTAAAAGCATTAGGTTCACGTCTAGGCATAGACTTAATTAAAAATAAAACAGGGAGTACAATCTATCCAAACAAAATTACAGGCGATGGTGACACTAACTTAGATCCAACTGACTTTATGAAAGTTGATCCTAGTGAAGATGCTAAAGTTAGTATGAACAAGTTCAGGGAATGGTTGACTAGCAAACTACTTGGAGCAGGCATCCAAGATACACATATTAAAAAGGGAGGTGACGGTCTTGCAGTTATGTCACCCATTCCCGGAACTGACGAATACTTACAAGTAGACTTAGACATTAGCACACCAGGAGATGGACAATTTGCTAGGTGGTCTAGAAGAGGAGAGCCAGGATCAGCAAAAGGTGTTTTTAGGCATATACTTAAAAGTGCTATTGCAAGAGGTATTAATCCAAACTTAAAATGGTCTTTTAAGAATGGTTTAGTAGATGAGGTTACTGGAGAAGCTACAAAAGATCCAGAAACTATTGCCAAGAGATTATTTGGCGATAAAGGAAAAGCAACAGACCTAGATAATATAGGTGCAATCTTAAATGCACTAAAGAGTTACAGACCTGATATTGCCGATGATGTAATTGAAAAGGCACAACAAGGTGTTGCTAACATGAAGTTTGATTATAAATACGGAGAAGAAAAGTAATGTGGGATATGTTAACACAATTAGCAACTGATAGGCTATGGATATACACAGGTATTGCTGGAAGTATTTTTGGAGCCTTGTTTCTATTTTGGGTTAAAGATACATATATTGCATTTTGGGTGTTTACCAAATGGGATAACATATTAAATTTTCTTGTTGACAGATGGGGTTGGACTTGGTTTAAACACGATCCAGAGGGATGGAAAAAGATAAATCCAAAACTAACAGCTAAGGTTGAAGATTTAGAAAACCGTATTAGGAAGTTAGAAAAAACAAAAAAGATTATTATTAAGAATAAAGGTTAAAGTATATGTTACTAAGAGAGTTACTTAAAGAAGACGAAGAAACTAAACAGGCTATTATTGCAAAGATTTCTGGCCTTCAGGCAGATAACGAACAGGATGCTGAGATACTTGATAGAATTTTTAGAACATTGCATAATGATGATATATCNGGTAAGATTGCACAAGCATTTGGACCTCCAACAGAAGATGATACTTTCCAACTTGAACCTCTTTTAAAAACACTTACACAAATTATATTCCATGCAGGTGTTAATTATAAAAGCCTAAGTACATTTCTAAGCAAACTAGAAAAAGGCAATGTTGTTGATGTTGGCAAAATTGTTAATCCGGGTGTAGGAAGTGTTAGAGACTTCTTCGGCGGTGACGAAACAGCAACACGAGTATTTCAATCTATGGCAACATTAGGTGCAGGTAAAAAACAAAAAGGCCCTGGTGAATATGCACTTGCTATGCTATCTAATAAAATCAGATTAAAAAGCGATGGTGGAGATATTGAAGCCGCAGGTAAAGGGATTGAAGTTAAAGCCGAAACATCTACTGGAGGCGGACGTCTTGGTGAAGGTGGACCTACTAACATAGTAGCAAAAGAATACTGGAGCCAACTTCCTAGTATAGCCCAACACTTTGAGAACGGTGGTAAAGGACTTGGACTTAAACGAGCAGTTCCTTACCTTGCATTAGATCTTCCACTTAACGATCCTGAAAAGAAGAAACAAAGACAAGACATACTTACAAAATGGTTTTCACAAGTCTTTAAAGACCCAGCTCCGTTTGTTGCCGCAATGATGCAAGACGATCCAGTTGTAGCAGAAAGAATGTACGGTAAAGCAAACTATGAGGCTTATAAAGCAAATTATGGATGGGACGGATTATTAGGCATTAACTTTCCACAATTAAAATATGTGATGGTTAATACAGGTGACGAGTTTGTTAAGATGATAGAAGCAGGACATTTCTCTAGTCTTAGCATAAGTTTAGTTCCTAGTAGTGCTAGGCCGTCAGAGGTATATGCACAATTAAGTCTTACAAAAGCAAAAGCATAACTCGTATGCTTTAAACACATAAACTTTAAGTTTATATCATCAACATGTTATATAAATAAAGTGTAAGCACAAAGGAGCCGCTATGAATAAATTTAATATTGCGGTTGCTATGATGATAGGTATATTAATAGCTTTTGCTAGTCAAAGTAGTGCCGCCCCAACTGATAACGAAATTAAACCGGAAGCACCATCACAACCGGTTGTACCACAGCCACAACAATCTTTTAAACCAGTGGTTTGCCAAGTCGCGGCAATAGTTGTTGATAATCTCAAAAACAAATATAACGAATTACCAGTATTTGTTGGAGACGGCCAGGATCAAGCAGGAACTAGTTATGTTGTCTCTCTAAATCAAGACAATGGGGAATTTACTATTGTACAATTTTCAGCAGACAGAGGTACTGCATGTATTATTGGTTCTGGTACAGGAGCAAAAGTAATTATGATTCCATCAGAGAAAACGAAAGGTATGCCTGTTATTTTTCCAATAAGTAATTGACAATGACAGACAAATATACTATAATGTTTTATATGCTTAACACTTTCTATTTGACAATAGTTATAGGAATGGTGTTAGGGTTTTATATTTTCTTGGGTTCATACTTCTTGATTATTACAATAATGTGTGTTCCTTTCTGGATTGCTGGAGAATTATATGGGCAAGAAAAATCTAATTTGGAACCTACAAGAAGAGATTAATTACAATCAAGATTTTTTTATTCCACTTGACTTAAAGTTAGATCCAGAAGAGAAGAATAACTTTGCAATGCATTTTGCAAAAGAGTATCTACCTGGAATGAGCAAGATGACAAACTTGTCTGTTGCTGATGGTAATGTAAAGGAATTTTTCCCAAACTCATATAAACAAGCCAACGACTTGCTAAGGCCATTAGGTTTATGTGCTAGAGCTATGACTTTATTTGTTTCTCCTCCTACTCCTGATATAGAACAATGTAGAAACGTACATATAGATTCTACTAAAACAAGAGAAGGAGATGTATTTCCTTTAGAAGCAAGACTTAGTTATTACGAAATGGCAGAGGTACCAGGGATTATAAGATGGTATCCTTCAAACAAAGATGAGGTTGAGTATGTTAAACTTCCTCAAGCTGATAGTGCTATATTTGAAGGAAAGAATAGTAGAATATATGCAACAGAATGGATAACCGCATTAAGACAAGGCAGACTTTCTTGGGAGGATGCACCAGACTACATACACTCTACAACTACTTCTGTACCTAGTGCATTACTAAGAACTAACCTACCTCATCATGTTATACAAGGTCCAGGTGTTAGAATAACAGTTTCATGTCAAATACAATGGATACATTCAAAGAGTCCCGTAGGTACATGGCAACACATACGGGATAAGTATCTATATGAACAATAAAAAACAAAGAGAATTATCTATGGATTACTGTAACAACTGCGGTCGGGGTAGCCACTGTGGTGTGCCAGTAATGGAAGACTTTAGACGACAGCCATATAATCATGGTATCGAAGGACAAATATGTGTTTGTAAGTACTGTATGTGCGGAAGATGTGCAACTAAGTAAATTACAAGAAGGTATTAACCACTTACATTTGACTAAATATAATGAAAGTAGTTACTTAAATAGACGAGGAATAAAACTATGAAATTTAGAGATATTGTACATGAAGACGGAGAGGGTGGCGGTGGCGCCGCTAGTACTTCTACTGTTTCTGCTGATGTTGGTGGACTTGCTTATCCTTTATTTGTTAAAGGTAAAACCCGCAGACAAAAAAGAAAAAATGCAAAAAAAGCAGTAGGACAAAAGAATTACGGTGGACCTAGTTATATAGGTAAAGGCGTATATGAATCCGAAGGTGCAGATCTAATTGAAGCNGAAATTAATGAAATATTTGGTCTAGGCCAAAAGAAAAATCCAGCTGTTAAGCAAAGTAGTGTATATAGAGTACTACAACAAATTTCTACAAACACAGATCCTTCGCCAAAAGATATTAAACTAGATGACGGACAGATTATTGCTGTTACTCCAGATCAAGCAACAAGAATTGTTAACGCCGCAACATTACAAGGTAGATCTGGTGGATGGGAAAAACAATTAGGCGACTGGGAAATTTTTAAAAAAGTTGTTCAGTTTGCTAACGTACCTTTAGCCAAACTTCGTAAAAGTACACCAGGAAAACATTGGACAGAAGAGAGTGCAAAATTAGGTGAAGCTAACATAGTTGACCATGATGGTGTTATTTACAAAATGGATAGACAAGATCCAATGAACAAAACCGAAGTAGCAGTATTAGGTGGAGCAGGACGTTATACATTAGAAGGGCTAAGAGAGAAAGCAAGAACCGAAGCACAAGCACTAGCAAATGATCTCAAAGAAGGTGGAGCAAGTGGAATGACATTTCTTATGGCCAAACAAAATATCTATCAATTATCCAATACTATAGAAACTATTGTATCAGCATACAACCAACTAGAACGTATTAGACGTAAAGGCGGAAGAGGATCAAGAGGAATTACAAGAGAACATATCGAACCAGTACAAATTGGTATTAAAGTTTTAACTGAAGCAAAGGAAAAGTTTAAGCTATGATACAGATAAGACTCATGCATGAAGGCAAATTAATTAAAAAGATCTCTAGCAGAGTCAGTGAATCTGTTGTGCTTCAACACTTAGATAATTTTGTAGGGGATTATGATGAAATTCATTATTACGGAAACGTGACAGAAGACTTTAAAGATACAATGAAAAAAGTAGGTAAGAAGATTGTTCCTGCCGCAATGGCGGCTGGTATTGCAATGGGTGCCGCAGATAATGCAGGAGCACAGACATTTGATTTGGATCAAAATATTGGTTCACTTATTGGACAGGTATTCTCACCAAACTATCAACAATTAAAAAGAGAACGTGATGCTAATAGACGTGTTGAAAGAAGAGCATGGGAAGCAAAACGTAGAGAGCTTGACAGAGCAAGAGTTAGAGCCGCAAGAGAAGCTGGTAAGAGAGAAGCTGAAAGAATATATGGTGCACCTTCGTCAAATAAAAAGAGTGCTGTAGTTTATGATCAGGCCCGTCTTTCAAAAAGCGGAAGAACTATGTACTTGTATAAACCAAATGGACAAGTACTTGCAATTAAAACAAAAGACTTGGAATGGATTGCAGGAGACTCTAAGAGAATGGGACATTACCTTAGTCCTACAGGAAAAGTATACTATGTTAAGAATGGTGTTCCGTTACCAGAAGGAAGAGGAAGAGCTACACATAAAAAAATAAAGGACTTAGTCAAATGAAAAATATGAGACAATTAATTAATGCCGTTATGGTTACAGAAGGCACATGGGCTTTACCAACTGCTGATGATCAAGTAGCTGATGCAAACAGAATGGGACAAATGGAATTACCTCTAGACGAAGATAGTGTTGATGATGATAAGACTGATCAATTAAACAACCTCTTCATGTCAGTAGATGCATTAAAGCAAGAAGTTGAAGAACTAGCAAGACTAGATACTCAGGAAGGTGCTTCAGGTGTTGGAGACTTGCATGATCAGATTACTACAATGTACAATCTATTAGATAAATTTGATGATGTAATTGACAGGTCAACTAATATTGTACCAACAGGATTAAGACAAGGAAAGTATTAATTATGGACATGCGTAAACTTATTAATATTGTCGAAGCTGATCCAGCAGTAGGAACTATACCTGCTTCTGGTGCTACTCCAGTAACGGCTAGTGTTAAGCCTACGCCACCAGCTAAAGGTTCCGCCGTTCGCAAACAAGAAAAAGATGCCGCACAAGATCAATCAGCTTTACCAGGTGGTAAAGAAGATCCAAATGCAGTTGAACTTGATAAAGATAACGGATTAGATAAAGGTACACTTGATGCTATTGAAAAAGCAGGTGTTACCATTAATGTAAAAGAAGCAGATATTAATTCACGTGATGACGATATTTTAAAAGATATACTTGCAAATAATCAAGAGGCGTGGAATAATTTTAAAGAAGGAAATGACATTACAGATAATGATGATTTCTATCAACAATTAGTTAGTCACTTTATTAGTACAGATCAACTTTCACAAGATGATGTTGATAAAGGGGTTGCTGTTGAACGTATTACAGGATGGCTAGACACACTAGCTAACAACGTGGAGGTTGTAGAAATGGACGACAACGATTTTGAAAAGTACGGTGACGAAGCCGATAGAGATGAAAAGGCATCTGATGGTGATCGTAAAAATGCTGATAAGAATATTATCATGCAGATACGAAGAGCCGCAGATGGACAAAGACCTACAAAAATATTTGTAAATGATGGTGAGATTATATTAGACCCAGCAACTGCTAAGAAAGTAAACTATGCATTTGATAATATTCGCCCACAAGCAAAAGGTCAATTTCAAGGTATGATACAAACCAAAGCAGGCCTAACTGATGTGATTAAGATGGTTGACGGCAAAACAATTCCAGAGGCTACCTCCACAGCCGAATCTAGAATGGGATATAGAGATGCTGATAAAACAGGAAAAGGAAGTGAAATTGATAATGCGTTAAGACGTATGGTTCATGACATGGGAAAAGATATTAGAGACATTGAGCCAGGCACATTAGATCAAATGAGATATAAAATTGCAAAACAAATGGGTCTTGCAGAAAATGAAGGAACCAGCACACGAAGGCAACCATTTAACGAAGGAACTATGACTAATGACGTTGATTCAGATGCATTTACAGACTTTCTTAAAACAAAACATTTAGCAGTTGGCCCAGATCCGTTTGCAAATGCCGACGGCGAAGACTATGGCGAAGAAGAAATGGTAGCAATTATGAAGCAAGGTGCAGAAGATAAAGTTGGTGCATTCTTCTTTGATGATGAATTATGGGACGACCTGCATGTATTAAGAACAGAGCAAGGTGCAGATGCAAATGCTATGCCATTAATTTTAAACAGAGCTAAAGAGTTATTTGTTGATGAATCAGTTCAAGAAGAAGTTGCTCCTCGTACTGCAAAAGATATTGCACAAGAGATTAGACAAAAAGAATTAGAACTACAGAAGCTATACAAAACAGCAACTATGAAGGATTTAGAAGGTGCTAAAGACTTAATGAATAGAACTAAATCATTAGACCGTATTAAGATTGGTGAGAGCTACGAAGGTGCTACAGCAGAAGAAGTAGCTGATGCAATTAAGCAACGTATGTTTGTTAATGGTATGATAGAGAAAGCACTTGAAAAAGGACAAGATCCTCAGACAATTATGTTAGCAATCGAAGATGTTGCACAATTTCACGAAGGTGCAGAAGAGCTAGGTTCAAGTGATATTAGCATTATGTGTAAAGAAGTTATGCAACAATTAGGCGGAATGGACGAAGCATATATTGATGATAATCAAATGGATTCAATTTACGAAGCCGCAGATATTAAACCAAAGTTAACATACGAAGACATTACTAGAGAATTAGAAGAAGGCCAAGTAGTTGATAAAGATATGGCATATGAAATTATGATGATAGGCGATAACGACGCACAATTATATCAACAACAATACCTTCCAATCATTAAAAACTTAATGAGAAAACGTGATAAAGGCATTTACGAACCTGAAAAGGCTGTTAAGTTATGGCGTTATTGGGTTGACAATGTTGTTAAGAAACATGCCAAGGATCTTGGAATTGTATCGTCTAGACAAGTTAGCGGAGCCACTCGTAATGAGGTTGCTAAAGAAAAAGAAGAACAAGAACGTATGGAAATGGATTTAGGTAATTGGGACAATAACAAGTCAGCTGGAACTGCTAAAGAATCAGTTGAACAAGTTAACGAAGCAGAAATGTATAAGTCATTAGAAGATGTATATCCAGCAGGTCCTACAGAAATTTGGTATTGGAAGTCAGACAATGGTAGAGATTTTATGATGGGAATGAAATGGTTATCTGAACGTGGTGTAGAAGTTACTAAAGCCACATTACAAGATACACATGTAAAGATTGGTACTATTGCAGAAACTAATCCAGAAAAAGTTTATAGTATGATGCAAGGCGAAAACTGGTCACCAGAAGGTGAAGCAAGAGAGCTTATTAGTAAGTCCGGGTCTGGACATACTAGTATGAGTGTTGGAGATGTTCTCGTTATTGGAGGCAAACTACAAATGGTAGATAGATTTGGATTTGTTAATCCAGAAGATAAGAAAGAAGTTTCCATGGCAGAGAGTACACTTTACTCACCAGAAAAAACAGCCGCACTAATAACAGATAAGATCTTTGAGGAGACTAAAAATGCAAAATAAAGAATTTAATAAAATGTATGCTAAAATAAGAGATCTTAATGATTCTGATATTTTAGATGAAGGAGCCTGGTCAGATCTGTGGCATGGTACCAGACAGGAAAAGAAATCAGACCAAGCAACAAAAGATGCTTATGATGCATATAGATTAGAAAAGATTACTAAGAAGTTTGAGAAAGACGGTTTATCTCCTGAAGATGCTCGCAAGTATGCATACCGTAAAGTGTACGGTGCTCCGGTAGAAGAAGCAGAAGCAGATTCAATTGACTTCGCAAAAAAGAAGCAATTGAAACTACCAGATAATTTTTTTAGAAATATTGCGATGATGGATAATCCCCATGCAGAAATAGAAAGATTACTAAATGATCCAAGCAGTCAAGGTGAAGTAGTTAGAAATTATTATACTTCTTATTCACAAGAATATGAGTTAGATCCTGTAAAAGATAAAGAAGAAATTATTGATTATCTTGTCCAAAATTTTGGAGATACAACAGTTGAAGATACACAAGACGAAGCAGAACAGATTAATAATGAGTTAGATAGAATTCTAAAACTTTCTGGACTGTCTGAAGCTACAAGTCCGCCTGAAGTAATTAATCCTACTAAAGATAGTTCGCCAGCAGATCTCAAAGCCGCAATCAAGTATGCAAAATACATGAAGGCAAAGATGGATACTGACAAAGCAACAGCAACATATGATAAAGAAATTGATCAATTAGAAGGTTGGTTAAAATCTAAGTCAACAATGAAAACAGAAGGCAAGATGTCAGATGTGCACCAAGACGCACAAGAAAATGACAAAGCAGATTTTATTGCAATGCACAAAGGTCATATGTCAGCAGAAGAAGCTGGCAAGATGTGGGACGAAGTACAAAAACAAATGAACGAAGATTTTGATAGCAGTCATCCTGACTTTCCTAAAGCACAGGCTTTNACTAGTGAAAAAGATGCTGTAAAAGATATAATTGCAAAGCATCCAGAAGCCGCAAAGACACTTCAGCAATCCGGTGATGTATTTTCTATNTACGANACAGACTTATATNTNGATTTGTTTGATCACTTNNCAGANGANATGCCTTATGGAACACAAAAAGGTAGAGACGGNGATCCAGTAGAGTGGATCAATGATGAATTAGATACAATGGGAATACTTGAAAGTATTGTTGCTTATAAAGTTGAAGAAGGTACACAGAAACCTTATGTCTCATTAACTAAAGGTATTTGGACTGTTACTGATGGTAATGGAAATGATGTTAATGGCTTTGATAATAAAGAAGAAGCCTTTCTATATCTCGAAAAACATTATGATGAGTTATTAGATCCTCAACCAATTAGATTAAAACGTACACAATCTGATATTGACTATATGAAGCAGATGGATAACTCACACGCATTAATATACGGAGAGAGCAGAAACACTTACTTCCATAGAGGAGATAAGGAATTTAAAGTTATCCCTGAAGGTTATAAGAAAACTAAAAACGGAACAATTACTAAAGTATTGAAATAAGGATCTAAGTATATGGCATTTTGCAGGTTACCCTGGCAGGGATTAATGATCACTCCACTTGGCGACTTTAGACTCTGTGCATTAACTAACGGGTTAGATTACAATCAGGGCATGTCGACAGATGAAGATGGCAAGCTCATGAACATAATGACTCATTCCCCAAATGAAGGTTTAAACGGAAAGTGGCATCGTGAAGTAAGAAAGAACGATGTGCAATCTGATGGCTCTTGGCATGACATATGTAGTTGTTGCAGAGATAGAGAAATTGCTACTGGTAGTGACATTAAACACATTGCCGCTAGTAGAAGACAAAGTATGGAACGTAGAAATCCTAGCACACATATTGTTGATGGTAGCACTTATAAAGACGTTAAAATGGACAAAGACGGATATGTAGATTGGATGCCTACTACACTAGATATTAGATTTGGTAACCTGTGTAATATGGCTTGTGTACAATGTGGACCTAACTATAGTAACAAATGGTATGAGGACTGGGTAGGCTTTTATGGAGAAAATGCTCCATGGGGTTTTGGACGTAGCAGACAACGTTTATCTAGAAACGAGCATAATAAACTTGTTAACAAACAAGAAGTAAAATGGTGGGAGACACAAACATGGTGGGACAAATTTGACCAGATGCTTCCTAACTTAGAACACATTTACCTCACAGGAGGCGAACCTATGATTGTTCCTGCACATGATGAGATGCTTGATCGTATTATTGCTTCAGGTCGTGCTAAAGATGTTTACTTAGACTACGACACTAACCTAAGTGTTATTAATACTAAGTTAGCAAAACGTTGGGACCACTTCAAGCATGTAGAGATTGCTGGTAGTATTGATGCAAGTGAAGACAATTATGAGTTTGTAAGACATGGTGGTAAGTGGGAAAAGTTTGATGAAAACGTTACCCGTATTAAAGAATTTGAGAAGAACGGAGTTGTCAAACTTTATAGACTTACTGCTTGTATGCAACCTACAACAATATTTTCTATATTACAAACTGAACAATATTGTATGAACAAAGGTATTCCGTTTCAAATAAGATTTGTAGATAGTCCTAAGATGCATAGTATAATGAGCTTACCTCGTTCAGCTAAAGAAGAAATTATAGAGATATATAGTAAAGTAGATACTATTACATCGAGACTTGTAGTTGAATGGACTACTGATCACTTAGATGAGAAATACGAAAGTCCAGAAGATGTTAAACGTTATGTAAGAATTATGAATTATCTAGATACATCTCGTGGTACAGACTGGAAAGTACAGACAAAAGGTACATGGGAAATGCTAAGTAAGCATTGTAACTTAGGAGAATTAAAATAATGGCAGACGCAAAAGATATTGATTTAGCAACATTAAAGAAGTGCTTGCCTAAAGCTAAAGAAGCTAACCTTGCTAAATTTATAGAAGGTATCAACGAAACATTTGATACATTTGATATGATTAACCCACAACGTCAAGCAATGTTCTTGGCACAGACTGCACACGAGTCAGGAAACTTTAGGTATACAGAAGAAAATCTTAACTATAGCGGTTCTGCTTTGATGCGTGTATGGCCTAGACATTATCCGACTAAAGAGATTGCCGCAGTCTACAATCGTAATAAAGAAATGATTGGTAACAGAAGTTATGGCGGACGTATGGGTAACGGAGATGAAGCAAGTGGCGAAGGATGGAAGTATAGAGGTAGAGGTATTATTCAGTTAACTGGTAAAAATAATTATCGTGCTTGTGGTAAAGAACTAGGTATTGATTTATTAGAAAATCCAGAAATGGCCAAAGATAATCCAGTTGCAGTTTTAAGTGCTGGCTGGTTTTGGGAAACTCGTGGACTTAATAAATGGTGTGATAAAGGTGACGTTAAGAAAGTAACTAGACTTATTAACGGAGGCGACAACGGACTTAAGGATAGAGAACAGCATTATAATCATATACTACACGTCTTATCTTAGTCTATGCAAAATACAAGGAAACGTAATAAGCCTCCTAAGGCAAAATGGATAGCTGATAGAAACTCTGCTCTTGAAAAATTGCCAGAGAGGAACACTAGTAAGAAACAAACTCCAATTAATTTTTATTGTGATGAAATTGGATTTCCGTTGGACCACAAACATTGTTTAAGTAGATGGTGCTATCAGTATGTGCTAAACTTAACAGGTACAGTAGACCAACATCACTTTACAAAAAACCCATTAATAGATCATGTTGCATTACTAAGCACTAACAGAGAAGTAAATGTTAAACTGTTTGAACAAGGTTTATCTAGTACAGGTTCTAATGTAGTTGTTATAGGATTAATGGGAGGCTGGTCTAGTTATAAACTTGATGCAATTACAAAATGGTTTACTCATGAATCTCGTAAAAGTTTTTGGAATAATGAGGATTGCCAAATAGTTTTAGATTATAGTCAAGAAGGTTTTGACGAATACTTTGGCTCTATTCATAATTGGGTAAACGAACATAGTTTACATAACAGAGTTACAGTAGTATCTGGATCTTATAATTGTAAAAAAGTTTTAACTAATTGGGAACATATGGTTTCTAGGCAAAACAATTTTAATATAGTATGGTATGGATTTTTTGCAGAATGGATTAGTAATAGAGTTGAAAGTAAACCACAACCAGTTAATTATATTGCAGGCAACAAACGCCTTATGTGTCTTAATCGTAGACCTCATCCGCATAGAATGGTACTAGCTTCTATGTTAGAAAGAGAAAGCCTAATTGATAAGATAGAAATAAGTTTTCCTAAACATATGTCTGAGGCTGGACCTTATCGAACAGCTGGGCATGATAATGTACGTTTATTCTGGGATCGTACTGTAGATTATCAGAATGGTTTTATTGATCACTTAGTAGAACCTTTTAATAGTTTATTTAAGAAACTACCTTTAATAGCAGATACAGATGACTTTGCTACTAATCATGCTACAGATTTTAATGTTGATTTATATAAAAACTTTCCAATTAATATTGTAACAGAAACATTATTTTTTACACAGAATGTTTTTCCTAGCGAAAAGTTATGGAAGCCAATGGCACAAGGACAGCTATTTTTAGTAATGGGTGCTAAAGACTTTTTACCTTCTTTACGTTCTATGGGATTTAAAACTTTCTCTCCTTTTATTAACGAAGAATACGATACTATTGTAGACCATTTAGAACGTGCAGAAGTACTAGTTCGAGAGATTAAAAGAATAATCGAATTACCAGAAAAAGAATTTAAAGATATTTTAATTAACTGTCAAGAAGCGATCAAACATAATCAGAGTTTGATATTAAATAATAGCGAAGTTAAAAGACTAACTTCAAAAAATATTATTGAATGCTTCGAGAGTATATGAGAAGAGAAACTAAAACACGAACAATAGTAAAAGCATTAATTTATAGATTATGGATTATACTAACAATATGGATAATGTTAGTTCTTATGGGCGAAGAAACCGACGAAGCCCTAGGTGTTTCAGTTGTTACTAATATAGGATGGACCATTGTATATTATTACTACGACAGACTTTGGTTAAAAATTAAATGGGGAATGGAAGAATGAAAGTTGGATTTATTGGATTAGGTAAACTAGGAATGCCTTGTGCAGAAGTTATGGCAGAAAAATATGATGTTACAGGATACGATATTGCAAAAGTATCTTCGATTAAAGTTAGTGTAAGACATACTATTAAAGATACTGTAAAAGACAGAGACATTATATTTGTTGCTGTACCTACTCCACATGATCCTGCTTACGGAGGAAGTACTCCAATTGCAGATAAAGAACCAAAAGACTTTGATTATAGTATAGTTAAAAGAGCATTAGATGAAATTGATCTTCATGTAAACAAAACACAGTTAGTAGTTCTTATTAGTACAGTATTACCTGGAACAGTTAGAAGTGAATTAGTAGACCATATTAAACATGCTCGTTTTATTTACAATCCTTATTTGATTGCTATGGGTAGTGTTGCCTGGGATATGGTAAATCCTGAATGTTTAATTATAGGAACAGAAGACGGAACAGAAACTGGTGATGCTAAAATACTAGTTGATTTTTATAAACCTTTATTAGAAAACAATCCAGAAATTAATATTGGTACCTGGGACGAAGCTGAAGCAATTAAAGTTTTTTATAATACTTTTATTTCAGTTAAGATTGGTTTAGTCAATATGATACAAGACGTTGCAGAAGCAAATGGAAATATTAATGTTGATGTTGTTACTGATGCATTAAAGAAAGCAACTCAACGTATTGTTGGTCCAAAATATATGACTGCTGGAATGGGAGACGGAGGAGCCTGCCATCCTAGAGATAATATTGCACTACGTTTTCTTGCACAGAAATTAAATTTAGGATATGATCTATTTCATTCTATTATGCAGTCTAGAGATATGCAGGCGAAAAAAATGGCAGAACGTTTACTTGAACTATCAACAGAATATAACTTGCCTATTGTTATACATGGTCGTGCATATAAGCCAGGAGTTGAATATACAGTTGGTAGTTATAGCGAACTAGTAGCACAATATGCCGCAGAAGAATTAAATCAAGTATACTATGTTGATCCATTAACTGGTGACAACTTACCTAAAAAGAATATGAAAGCAGTTATATTATTAGCACACAATGAACAAGTAACATATGCTGGTACGGGTGTAAAAGCAACAGAATCAGGATATTATTTTAAGTTTGCTAAAGGTAGTATAGTTGTTGATCCTTGGAGGACAACAAAAGAGATTCCAGGTTGTGCTGTTGTACACTACGGTAATCCTAGAAAGATATGGTCTGCTCAAAGTCAAAGGAAGAAATTTCTTGGTCTGTTTTAAGAAGTAATACTAATAGAGCCATTCTAATATATAATCCATTTTCCATTTGCTCAAAATATTTTGCTCTTGGATCTTTATCAAACCAAACAGGTATTTCTTCGTTGCGTGGGAACGGATGCATAACTATTGCATCTTCTGGTATGTGATGTATATGTTCTTTCTTCATACTGTAACTACCACTACTTCCTCTTTCTTTTTGTACTCTCGTTAGATAGTAAACATCACTCTTTGGCCATATACTCTTATCGTATGTATCTATAAAATGCTTTTTGCAATTAGGTAATGCTTTATCTAAACTATGTACTGTTCTGCCGTTTTCTATATCTCCAATAAATGTAATTGTAAGATCTTTGATCTTGTTAAATTTCTTATAGATTGTATACAAATCTAAAAGTGTTTGTGTAGGATGTTCTCCATTGCCATCACCTGCGTTTATTATAGGAACCTTACTTACTTTTGATGCTATTGATGCATCACCTGCTTGTTGACTTCTCAATACAATTAAGTCGCAATAGTTAGACATTGTAATAATAGTATCTTCTAGATTTTCTCCTTTAGACACCGAACTATAGTTTACATCATTAATTGAAATTACTTGTCCGCCAAGTTTATACATTGCACTAGCAAAAGAACTGCTAGTTCTTGTACTTGGTTCGTAAAATAAGTTAGTTATTATTTTACCTTTTAAACTTTCTTGAAATTCTGTAGGAGCTGACTTTATATTATTTGCTAATTTAAATATTGAAATAAAATCAATTTTATTCAGTTGAACTAGGTGTTGCATGTAAGTTCTCTATCTTTTCCGGATCACAATGTTTAGAAAGTAAATCGTATACGTCATGTAATACAACTCTCCATTTATGTTTTCTACGTTGATCAAGTATGTCCATGTATTTTATATATTCGTTTAAATGAAAGTATTGGTCTTCTAATTTATCATCATCAATATATTTTTCTAACAATCTAATCATTGAGAAGATCCAATTTCTATATTTCTGTGAATGTTCGTATGTTTCGTTGAAGTGATGAAAGTTTTGAATAATTTCTTCTTTAGCACTTCGTGGCAGATATCTAACATCCAACCATTTAGGTCCTTCTAAAAATCTAAAGTTAGCCTTAATTTGGTATTTCTCGCATAGCTCAATTACTCTAAATATAGCATAAGGACTTTGTATTCCTACACAACTACTAAGGTACTCAATTTCTAATCCAGGAAATTCTTGAACCATCTCTAAATTTCTAATAAACCTTTCCCAATTACCAGGGTTACGAATTAATGTATATCTTTCTTCTGTATCATCGACACTTATACATAAGAATACCTGTTTAAACTTAGTTAACTTTTCTAGTAATCTTTTGTTAATGATTGTTAAGTTAGTGTCAAATCTTAATGTCATTTCTTTTGCTGTATCGGCTTCAATTAGTTTATCTAACGTTTGCTCTAGTTCAGGAACAACAAAGGGTTCTCCGCCTGTGAAATATATGTGTCTTAGTCTAGGAATGATTGCTTCAAACTTGTCTCTCCAAGTTTGTGTCTGCCACCATTTCTCTGAATTTGCAATATCAGTTTTACCATTCTTATCAGGTAGTAAGTAAAATGTTTTATATTTTCCTAGTTTAAAGATTGGTTCCCCGTCGTAGTAATCAAATGCAATCCAGTCGTCATACCACATACTACTATGCTGAGGGCTACACATCACACATCTCATGTTGCATAAGTTACCAAATCGTATGTGCAGGTTAACTACTCTTGATGTTGTTGAACCATCTGGTTGCATATAGTAGTGTGCTTGGCTTGGAACTACATAACCTTTAGTACGTTGGGCTGTACCAATTGAAACTCTCATTCTCTTACTAATGCCACGTTCTCTTAACTTCTTCCCGTAACGTGTGCCTTTCATTCCTTTAGTAGCTTCTTCTGACTCATAGCAATTACGACAACGTTGTGGTTTTTCATTTCTAGATAATTGTAGTCTGTGATCTTTGTGTGTTTTACTGTTTAGTGCTTCGTCAAAGTCATGTGTCATTACATTCATAACTTGATCGTTTTCATCTCTAGCCATCCCAAACGTTTCATCATAGTTTGCTAAACAACAGATACTAAAATCTCCGTTTGATGATATTTCAAGTTGGCTCCAAGGTTCAGAACAAAAGCTGTCCTCGCTGAAGTTATAAGGGCTTGGTTTATAATCCATAAATTTCTTTTCTCATTTTATATTAGACTCTGTACTAGAGTATTTACCGTTACGATACTAGTTATATAACTGATACCTTTTCCAGCAAAAACATGTCCTGTAGTTCCTGTTGTAATTCCAGCATGTAAACTAAATGTATTATTATCGTTATCTTTACCTTTGTATTCTGAAAATATCAATGCATTTTGCTTTGCACTTTCTGTTTGTAACTTTCCTAATGTTTCTGCATTCTTATTTACTAATTGATTTTTTGCTTCGTTGCTTAAAGGACTCTCTTCTGTAGCCGCAAATAAAGTGCCAATACCTACATAGTCTGCACCTAGTTCTATCATAGATTTGATATCCTCTTTTGTTCCAACTCCACCTACTGCTATAATATCAATTCCACTATAATATTCTCTAGCATAATTTATACAAAACTCAATTCCTTTTGCATCTCCAGCTCTACCAGCACCGTGGGGACTTTTAATACCTAGTGCATCTACTTGTCTATTTCCAGCCCACCGTGCATACCTAGATATATCAGTTGGAACAGATACAACTTTTAATATTAATTTAATACCAGAGTCTTGCATTCTACTTTGATGAGATGTTACTACTGCTTCATTACTTCTATATAATTCATCAACTTGAATAAGTTCTACGTGACTAACTTTTTCTTCTATTAATAAATCGCACATAGTAGATTCTTCGTCTATTAGAAATTGTGTGTCAATGCTTATAATTAAATCTGCATTAGGACACTCTTTATAAAATTCTTTTATATTTTTTCTAAGCCAATCATAACTCAACCTACCAGGGCCTGTATAATAATTGAAAGCACTAATACTAGGTACTGCTCCGGCCTTGCTTGTTGCAATAGCTAATTTTAAATCAGATACTCGATTCATAGCCATTGCTATAATAGGATATTTAGAATTGAATAACACATTTCTCTCCGATAAATAGTACTATTACTTATTAAGGAGTTTTTGTATTATGCATCCGTATCCAAGACCAAATGAACGTATAGTTATAGTATCCGGAGGGTTTGATCCTCTGCATTCTGGACATCTAAAGTTACTTAAAGGAGCAAAAGAGTTAGGACAATATCTGCTAGTTGGTGTTAATTCGGATCAATGGCTAGGAATAAAAAAAGGAAAAAATTTTCAAAATATAAAGGAAAGACTTGATATTCTAAATTCTTTAGATATGGTTAACTCTGCTATGGAATTTGATGATAGTGATGGAACTGCATGTAAACTAATAGATCATGTAAAGAAAACTTTTCCGGATAATGAAATCATATTTGCAAATGGTGGTGACCGTACTACCAATAATGTACCGGAGTCGAACATTACTAACATTACATTTGCATGGGGTGTTGGTGGAGAAGAAAAAACTAACTCTAGCAGTGAGTTATTGTACAGATGGGGCAAACACAATCCACAAACAGAACACCGTCCTTGGGGTGCCTGGACGGTGCATAGAGATTTAAAAACAACAAAAGTTAAAGAATTAACAGTCGAGCCAGGGAAAAGTCTTTCTATGCAACGACATAAAGATAGAGCCGAGCATTGGTTTGTTGCAGAAGGTGAAGCAACAGTTTATACACTTGATATAAGTTCAGACCAAGAACTAATTGGCCATTTTCCAATGCACTCCTCCTTACATATAGATCAGGACCAATGGCATATGTTATCTAATGAAACCAATAGCTTACTTAGAATTATTGAAATACAATACGGTTCTAACTGTGCTGAACAGGATATATTTCGGTTAAATGACCAAAAATAATACTTGACCTTTGATCTAAAGTGTAGTATAGTAACACTTGTAAATACAAACCTATAAGGAGATCAAATGTTTACCCCAGAGCAAATTGCTAAACTAAAGTCCGTAATTAATGACGGCGTACAAATTAAACGTGAAGTTGAGGACCTAAATGGTGGACTCAAAGATACAGTTTCCGCGATTGCAGAAGAACTTGAAATTAAACCAGCAGTTCTAAATAAAGCAATCACTAAAGCATTCAAAGGTGACTTTGAAAGAGATCAAACTGATCTTGAGGCTGTTGAAGAAATCCTCAACGTAACTGGTAATAAAGTTCCTTAAGACTTACATAATTAATATTGTAGAAAAGAGGAAAGCTAATGCGAATTGAAGATGAAATTAAACTAGATTTTAAAGATGTTCTCTTTAAACCTAAGAGAAGTAAACTAGAATCTAGACGAGATGTCGACCTGCTCCGTACTTTTAAATTCCATAATTCTGGAAATGAATGGACAGGAGTTCCTATTGTAGCAAGCAACATGGATGGTGTTGGAACTTTTACAATGGCTAAAAAGTTGCAAGAACATAAGATGTTGACTATAATGCGAAAACATTATACACTTGATGAATGGAATCAAGCCATCGGTGACGGTGTTAAGATGAAGTACCTAAGTGTATGCACAGGAACAGCCGCAATCTGGGATCCAGACGCGGCAGACTTTGCAACAATGAATGCAGTATTAGAAGCATACCCGGATATTAAATTTATTACAGTTGATGTAGCAAATGCTTATCACGAAAACTTTGGAGACTTTATTTCACGTCTTCGTGACAGATATCCANATAAAACTATTATTGCAGGCAATGTTATTACTGCAGAAATGGTTGAGGAGCTAATTATCAAAGGTGCCGACATTGTTAAGTGTGGTATTGGTCCAGGATCAGTATGTACTACACGACTAATGACAGGTGTTGGAATTCCTCAGCTATCAGGTATTATCGAATGTGCAGATGCGGCAAACGGTATCGGTGGTCATATTATTGCAGATGGCGGTTGTGTATACCCTGGTGATGTTTCCAAAGCATTTGGAGCAGGTGCTCATTTTACTATGCTTGGTGGTATGTTAGCAGGCCATGATGAATCTGAAGGAGAGATAATCGATGGCATGGTAAAGTTTTATGGTATGAGCTCAGACGAAGCTATGTCAATTTATGGTTCTCGTAAATCTGGTTACAGAGGAGCAGAAGGTAAAGTAGTTACTGTTCCTCATAAAGGTTCTGTTGATAATACCGTAACAGAAATATTAGGCGGAGTTAGAAGCACATGTACATACATTGGAGCAAACAGAATTAAAGATATGCCAAAGTGTGCAGTTTTCGTACGTTGCTTGAATACACATAATACAGTCTATGGAGGCTAATAAATGAGTCTAAACGAAAAAATTGATGCTAGGATGGATGCACTCCAGCATTGGATGGAAACTAACTATCATATAGACCACGAAGAGGAAGTGTATAACTTGACACTATCTATATCCAAGTTTTGGTCTATAATGAATGATGCGGATAAGGATTATCTCCAAGTCGCACAAGATGCAATTAAAAATAAAACAATGTGGAGTACATAATTTGTTCGTAGATGCTTGGCAGGATCGACAAAAAGAAATAGTTAATGTAGTAGAACGTGTTAATGGCAAGCGGGTAGTGAAAGTTTATCCTTGTCGTTATGTAATGTACTATGCAGATGCTAAAGGCAAGTTTGTAGACATTGCTGGAAACAAACTTAGTCGTATTATGGTTGGCAATGCAAAAGCATTTGATAAAGAGAAACGTATTCATGGACATGGAAGAACATGGGAAAGTGATTATAGGCCTCTACAACGTTGCTTAGAAGAAAACTACAACGGTCAAGAATCTCCCAAGTTACAAGTTGCATTCTTTGATATTGAAGTTGATTACGATAGAGAAAAAGGATTCTCTGATCCTAGTGATCCTTTTAATCCAGTTACTGCCGTAACAGTACACCTGGGTTGGTTAGATAGAACAATTACATTTGTTGTTGCTCCTAAAAAAATGTCTAAAGAACATGCAGAAAGTATTGTATCAAAATTTGATGACACAATACTATGCGAAACAGAAGATTTATTACTTGAATACTTTTTAGATATCATTGAAGATGCAGATGTACTAAGTGGTTGGAATTCAGAAGGTTATGATATTCCTTACATGGTTAATCGTGTTACTAGAGTATTAGGCAAAGATCAAACTAGACGGTTTTGTCTATGGGATAGGTTTCCTACTAAACGAGAATTTGAACGTTACGGAAAGACTCAAGAAACTTTTGATACAATTGGCCGTGTACACTTAGATTATTTAGAGTTATATAGAAAATATAACTATCACGAACAACATACTTATAGACTTGATGCTATTGGCGAATTTGAAATTGGCGAAAAGAAAATTCCATATGAAGGATCTTTAGACCAGTTATACAATAATGACTTTGAAAAGTTTATTGCATATAATAGACAAGACGTTGTACTGTTAAAGAAACTAGATGAGAAACTACAGTTTATTGACTTAACAAATCTTATTGCTCACTCTAATACTGTTACACTTAGAGCTACAATGGGAGCCGTTGCAGTTACAGACCAAGCACTAGTTAATGAAGCACATAGTAGAGGAATGATTGTTCCTGATAGGCCGAGGCGTAATAAAGAAGTAGCAAATGCCGCCGCTGGTGCTTATGTTGCAGTACCTAAGAAAGGCATGCACGAATGGATAGGTAGTATGGACTTAAACAGTTTGTATCCTAGTATTATCCGTGCATTAAATATGAGTCCAGAAACTATTGTTGGGCAAGTACGTCAAACAGAAACTGAAGACATGATTGAAAGTTTCTTATCTTCTGGTAAAGGTGTTGCTGAAGCATGGGAAGGAAAGTTTGCTTGCCCTGAATACGAACATGTAATGA